CAAGCAGTATTTTAGAGACGGGTTAAAGATGAAGCTCGATCCTCAATATTTGCTTTATTCTTTTTACAAAAAACAAGATTACGAGCCTTTCGCCATTCCCTTCGCCTATCCTGTTTTAGAAGATGTCAACGCAAAGATCGAACTAAAGCATATCGATCAAGCGATTTCCCGTACCGTCGAAAACGTTATTCTTTTGATTACGATGGGTGCGGAGCCAGATAAGGGCGGAATTAATCCTGCCAATATGACGGCAATGCAAAACCTTTTCATGAGCGAAAGTGTTGGTCGCGTTCTGGTTTCTGACTATACCACAAGAGCCGAGTTTGTTATTCCTGATCTTAAAAAGGTGGTGGGCGAAGAGAAATATAAGATCTTGAATCAAGATATTAAAGAGGGCTTAATGAATGTGCTGCTTGGAGAGGAGAAGTATAATGGTCAAAATGCAAAGATTAGCTTCTTTATGGAGCGTTTGAAAGAAGCGAGAAACTCTTTCCTGAATGATGTTCTCCAGCCTGAAATTATCCGCATTTCAAAGGATCTGGGATTCAGAGCTTATCCTACAGCTAAGTTTACCGAGATCGACTTGAAGGACGAGACTCAGTATATGAGAACGATCTCTCGCTTGATGGAGCTTTCTATCCTTACTCCAGAGCAAGGTATCGAAGCTATTCAAACAGGTAAATTGCCGGACGCGCGCGCCCTCGCGCCCGCGCAGGAGCAGTTCCTTTCTGAGAGAGAAAAAGGTCACTATAATCCAATTGTTGGTGGTGTTCCAGTTATGTCTTCTGATGCTCCAGCTACTCCTACCGCAGCCCCAACTAATGGCGTTGCCGGAAGACCCTTGGGCACTCCTAACCAAGCTTCGCGCAAAGATATTCAAGCAGTTGTTTATGAGGTTGATGCTTTTATGAAAGCCTCAGAAGACTTTGTTGCTAATAAGTTCAAGGTAAAGAAGTTGTCAAAGCAGCAAAAGCAGAGTGTTGTAGATCTATGCAAGAAAGTTGTAGCCTCTTCGGACAGACAGAACTGGGTTCCAACCCTGCAAAAGTGTATGGCTGATCTTGATGAAATTGAGAAACTGAAGCCTTTGCCCCAAGTTTCGCAGACTGCGGATGAATTTTTATTAGAAGAATATTCTGCGGCAATTTTTTATCATTCTGCTGTAAAGTAATATATGTCTTTTAAATACAAAACAAGATTAGACGGGATTTCTTTTGCCTGTCATAAACTTGGGGACACAGATTTTCCACTACTTTCCAAAGCTTCGTTAGACGAGTTAAAAAAACTTTCACCCAATATCGACGTAGAGAATAACCCAGACTTACTTGGGGTTTCATTCAATCTTGCTGTCCCGAATATGATCAACAACAATGGCGACGGCATTTCGGGCGCTACCGCTTCGAAGATCGCCAAAAGATTCCTGCACAAGTATCTCAATATCGAGCATAACAAAAAGAGAGTTGTCGGGCATATTACTAATTATTCGTTTAATGACTTTAAAGATAACAAGTTTATGAGCGACGATGAAGCCGCTCAAACCCTTGATCCAATTTATCTTTCAGTTGCAGGTGTTATCTACAGAACTGTTGATAAGTCCTTTACATCGCTGATGTTACGCAATTCTGACAAGAACGACAAGTTTAACAACGCCATCTCTGCAAGCTGGGAAATTGGTTTTAGTAGCTATTACTTAGCAGTCGGTAGCCAATCGCTTAAAGAAGCGGAGATTGTTACAGACGCGGCCCAAGTTCAAGAGCTTTCTCAGTTTTTAAAAGCCAAAGGTGGTAGCGGCAAAATGAATGACGGCACTCCAATCTATCGTTTAATTGTTGGAGAGATTTATCCTCTTGGCGGCGGTTTCACTACCAATCCGGCAGCACAAGTCAATGGTGTCGTCGCTTTTGATAATGATGCAAGCATCTCGCTCAAAGACTCTGAGGACGATAAGGAAGACGATAAAGAGGAGGAAAATCAAGACATAGAAACAGAAAAGTCTTCTGCTGATTTTCAACAAGAAGTTGCCGCCTTTTTGACGAATAAAAAATCAAATTCCATTTCAGTGATAAAAAATGTAAAAAATATAAACCATATGGACTTAGAAAAACTTATTTCAGAACTTAAGTCTGCCCTTTTGGAAAAAAAGTTTGGTGAAGAGGCTGTCGCTTCGATGACTAGCCAATTCGTAGACGCTATCAAGCAAAAGGACGCAGAGTATCGCGAGTCTCTGTCCGCAGAGAAAAACGCTAAAGAGCAAGCCGAGAAGCTTTACAAAGAGACTGTCGCCTCCGTAGAAAACATCAAGTCGGAGCTTTCCAAGACTCAAGAAGAGCTTAACCAGATCAAGAAAGTTCAAGCTGAAGAGCAAGCTCTTGCTCGCCAAAACGCTCGCGTAGCTGAACTTGATTCTGCTTTCGATCTTTCTGACGAAGACCGCAAGCTGGTTATCGGTGAAGTCCAAGCTCTTGACGCTTCTGAAGAGGCTTTCGCTTCTTACAAAGAGAAGTTCAATGTTGTTTGGAAGCATAAGAACAAAGAGGCCATCAAAGCTCAACAGGCCGAAATCGAGAAGAAGATTTCTGAGCAAGTCGAGGCTCGTCTCAAGGAAGTCAGCAAAGCTTCTACTGTAACCGCAGAGGTTAAAGTTGAAGAGCAGAAGCCCGATGTCGATGCCGCTCTCGAAAGCGCTAAAGCGACAAACACCGCCCCAGATAGCAAGATCTCTGGCGAACCCAGTCTCCGTGAGAAGTTTGCAAAAGCTTTCTCCCGCGAAAATATTAGCGTAAGCTATTCCAAATAATAAAAATTAACTGTAAACCAAATTAAAGGATAACTATATGGCAAATCGTCTTCTACCATTCCGTCAATACGACGAACATGATGTGGTAAACATGTACGCCCTTGTTGACGGCTCCGTCAACGAGAACGTAACTGGCGTTGGCGGCGGCGATGCTGGTGTCTTCGTTAAAGTTTCCGCTGGCAACTTTGACCTCGACCCAGTATCTTACGCTACCGACTCTTACCTCGGCAAAACTGACTACCCCTTCATTGGGGCTAATTCCTATCCCAAGGTTAATCTGAAGGTTACTCCTGCCGCCTCTGGCGACTTGACTAACTGCCTTGGTCTTACCCTCCGTCAAACTGCAAAGTTTGATGAGAACGGTGAGAAACTTCTCTATTACCGCCAAAAGGCTGAAGAGCTTATGTGCGTACTGCCCGGCCAAGCCGTTCCAGTCGCTACTCGCGGCGTCTTCACTCTCGGCCCCTCGGCCATCGACGGCGCCCTCACTGTTGGTTCTGGCTTCAAGCTTTCCGCTAACAGCGGCAAAGTCACTGGCTGCGCCCACACTGATGACGGCAAGCTCGGCGTCATTCTCGGCACTGGCTCGCGCTCACCCCTCACCTCAACTGCAAACCTCAATGACCAGTTCTCTGGCATCTTCGCCGTAGTTGGTCTGCGCATGTAATAAGAAAGGAACTATCTAAATGAAAATCACCTTAAAGCGCACTCCAGAACAACTTGAGCTTATTAAAGCAATGGCTAGCCGTAATCGCACCGTTGCTTATGATGCTCAAGTCGCCCTCGCTGAATTTATCGGTCCCGTTCTCGCAGAAGTTGTAAACAATGCTCCTACACTGAGCAACCTGTTCACCACCCTGCCTTTCAACGCTGACGATAATCCCAGCATCCCACTCGACCTCTACTTCGACATCAATGACGAGGACTACATCACTGTATTCTCGCAGTCAGAAGCTGGCGGTCTGCCCACCAATCAGGTTCTTCCCACCGTATCGGAGATGAAGATCACCACCTACAGCCTTGACAGCGCACTTTCGTTCGACCGTAAGTACGCCGCCAAGCATCGTATGGATGTTGTCGCTAAGACCTTCACCCGTATGGCTCAGGAAATCCTCCTGAAGCAAGAGCGCACCTCTGCTAACCTCGTAATGTCAGTTCTCGCTACCGCTGCTACCAATGGCAAGGATCACGTTCAACGTGCCAATGCCGCTGGTCGTTTCCTGCTGGCTGACCTGAACGAACTCCTCACCCTCGGCAAGCGTATCAACACCTCTTTTGCCAAGGGTACCCCTGCTGGCGGCGCTCGCGGTGGTCTGAGCGATCTTCTGGTTTCGCCAGAGATCGTTGAGCAGATCCGCGCTATGGCCTACAACCCAATCAATGTCAAGGGCTCGCCCTCCGTCTCTTCTGCTGGTAACGGCAGCGAGAACGGCATCGCTGCTCCTGACGAGATGCGTATGGCCGTATACAACAGCGCTGGTATCCCCAGCTTCTACGGCGTATCTATCCTTGAGTTCAGCGAGATGGGTAAAGGTCAGAAGTTCAACACCATCTTCGACACTGCTGCTGGCTCCGACACCTTCGCTAAGGCTGACGGTTCCACTGGCGCTGCCGCGTTCGATGGTGCGACCGAAGAGATCCTTGTTGGTATCGACCGCTCCCGTGAGTCCCTGCTCCGTGTTGTTGCTACTGATCCAGATTCTAGCGCCGAGTTCACCCTCGTTGCTGACGACCAGTACAGCATCCGTCAGAACAAGATCGGCTACTTCGGCTCGATGGAAGAGGGTCGTATCATCCTCGATACCCGCGCCCTCGTAGGCAAGATCGTCTAAGGTTAATGTTTATCAAAAACCCGCCTCGAAAGGGGCGGGTTTTTTTATTCTCTATAACATAGAAAAGTGTAAAATAAAGAGTATTATCTTATATGGAAATCTCTACTGGACAAAGTAAGGCTCCTAAGAAAGCCAATTTAATTGATGAAATTAATTCTATAAAAGATAAGAACTCGCCCGAATACAGGGACAAGATTCGGCAGCTAGAAAAGACCCTAGGTATCACTGAAATTAATATTTTTGGCACTGCTAATCGTAAAATTTTTGAAGAGAATTTGGATACTATGTCTGACCGTCAAATTCAAAGTCTTGCAAATAAATTAAAAATTGATCCTGCTGGCAGCAGGCCCAATTTAAAGCAAAGACTGCTTCGTCAATTTGACACGCAAAATGTTGCGAGCAGAGGTTATTTCGTTCCTCAGCCGCAAACTAAACAAGTTTTCTCTGATGAACAGAGAGAAGAATTAAACAAAGTTTTAAATGGCTAATATCCAAGAAATAGCTAGTGGAATTTTTTATTACGAATTCGACGCTGATACTGGTGAGACTAACATCAGTATGATTTCTGGTTGGCTACAAGCCAACCTTGGTGAGCTTAACAGTCTTATATACACAGATTATAGCGGCGCTTCTACTGATCTGGGACTAGAGGAGCAAAACATCCTCAAGCACCTTTATTTGATGCATTATTACAAGAAGAAGTCGCGAAATGCAATTAAGACAATTGGAAGCTCAACTCCAACTAACAACGTCGTTTCAATTCGTGACGAAGATTCTTCCGTTACTTTCTTGAATGGCAACGAAGTTAGTAAACAGTTTGTTATCTTGTCTAAAGATCACGGTGCTGAATTAAATAGATTAGTTCATGCTTACAACTCTTATCAAGGCAAGCCTGTTCAAGTTGTCGCTAAGAATATGGTTGGCGAAGTTTTGAATACTTTAGCAACTGGAGTTTAGCTTTAATTTAATTAAAATTAAAAATCAAAAGCGCATCTTTTATGGTGCGCTTTTTGTGTAAATTGTATTAGCCGCCATGCCTGCCTCCACCTACAATATTTCAATCGAAAGGAATGTGGACTTCTGTTTAGTCTTAACTTTGAAGAATGATACTGGAACAGCTATTGATGTCACGAACGCCACAATTGATGCAGAGATTAAGCAGGATTATTACTTTCCAAATATCGCAACTTTCACAGTAACCAAAGTCACCCCAGCTTCCGGTCTAATTAAACTTACGTTGAGCGCGGCACAAACTGCCGCTCTTCATCCTGGTCCTTTGAAGTATGATGTTCTTGTAAAGTATGCTGATGGAACAATTCAAAAAATATTAAAAGGAACGGTATCAGTAGATACTAATATCTCAACACTATCCTAATATGCCAGACGTAACTGTAGAAGTTATAGTTTCAGGAGTTTGTGGTGCGGTTGAAATTGTTGAGACTTCAACTGGAGTTTGCCCGCCTACTGAAATTATTGAGGTTGATCAAGTGATTGGAAATGGCAGTAGCGGAACTTCTGGAACAAGTGGCATTAATGGTACTAGTGGAACAAACGGTACAAGTGGATCGAGCGGTTCTTCAGGAACAAGCGGGACATCAGGAACAAGTGGGACCAGTGGCATAAACGGCACAAGTGGTACAAGCGGTTCAAGTGGAACTGCTGGCACTAGTGGATCTAGTGGCACAACTGGCACAAGTGGCTCGTCAGGCACCAGTGGTTCTTCTGGCACTTCAGGAAATGATGGTCTAGGTTATGATGGGTTAACGTCTCAAGATTTTATAAATGGTACTCTTGGGCCAATAAATTTTACAACTAATTTAAATAGTTTTGAAACTGCTTTTGTGGTTGGAGATAGGATTAGAGTGCAAAGCACTATAAATGGTACTTGGATCGAGGGGGTAATTACTAGTTTTCTAAATCAGAATTTAACAGTATTATCCGATGATTACTTAGAAGAAGGAGTTAGTAATAGCTGGACATTTTCTTTAGCTGGTCGCCCAGGTTCAAGTGGAACTTCAGGGACAAGTGGAAGTAGCGGAACAAGTGGTTCGTCAGGCACCAGCGGCTCGTCAGGCACCAGCGGCGCAAATGGCACTAGCGGCACCACTGGCACCAGCGGCTCATCAGGCAGCAGCGGCACAGAAGGCACTAGCGGCACAAGCGGTACGCAAGGCACCAGCGGCTCATCAGGCACCAGCGGTGCGAATGGCACTAGCGGCACCACTGGCACTAGCGGTTCGTCAGGCACTAGCGGCACAGAAGGCACTAGCGGCACAAGCGGTACACAAGGCACTAGCGGCTCATCAGGCACCAGCGGTGCAAATGGCACTAGCGGTAGTAGCGGCACTAGCGGCACAACTGGCACCAGCGGTTCTTCTGGCACAAGCGGAACAGCAGGAACTAGTGGAGTTGGTCTTTCTGCTGGAAGAGATTACTTTTTTAATTATACTGAAGCCTCTGATATATCAGGATATAAAGATCTTGGACAAAGCACTATAACTGGACTTGAAGCAGTAGTTGCTGTACCTCTTTCTTCACACCAACAAAATGTAATTGTTGATGGAGGATTTATTACTGCTAGCGGCGATCCTAACGTAACAGTAGTTCCAAATGGAATTTGGCACGCTTATGCTTATTTTTCAAAATCTACTCAAAATGCAGACATTTCCTATTATTACACTGTATCAAAATATACTACAGGAAACCTTGAATCAGTTTTGTTCACTTCTGAAACTGTCGCATTAGGTTGGGATACAAATAGCGGAATTCCTGTAGAGATTAAAAATAATGCCGTCGCTACTACAGAAATATTACATCCTACTGATAGAATTCTTGTAAAATTTTATTTGAATAATAATGACTCTAATGCTCATACTGTAAATTTTTTCACAGAAGGCACAAATCATTATTCTTACATTGTAACT